AAGCAGAAAAAGCTTATTATGCTTCCATCGGAAACGATGATCTGGCAGCCTGAGTTCACAGATAAAATACTCTCCAGGAAACCCGGGGCGGTTCACTCCCCTGCTGAGTAGTAATGCTCTTCTATTGCCGGAAGAGGTATTGCATTAAAACCAACGAGCGGGTTGATTATGCTTGCCGCAGCAGTCTGCTTTGCTTCCGGCGCAAGATTTGGCATCAAATCGAACAGATTGGTAACAGCTTCAACCGTCATTTTCAGTGTTCGCGCTTGACGATACTCAACAAGTCCACTCGCTGATTTACCGCTTTTAATGTGCGCTTCCTGCATACTTTCAAGTTTGTCTACAAGTGTTCGGCGAACTGCTTTAGATTCGCGAGCAGCAACACGAAGCGCCTGCTTGATAGTCATGGAGATAACATCAATGTCAGCCCCGTTTTTCCGACCTACACTTTTTGTGTAGGTCTCGCCTTCCAATTCATCCTCAATTTTCTCGATGAATTTGTTGTTACGTACTGATGGCTCTCCACATAACTTGCGAGCTTCATTGACCATTTTCAACAGCATCTGGCTGTCGATTGTTACAGCCGGAAACGAAGAGTGATTTGCAATATTGTTAACCACACCTTTTCCCCTATATCGTATAAAAGAAATCTCCGCGAGTGCGAGGATTGTTATTCACCTTTGACGGCAAGTTGCAGGTTAGCCACGGTTAACCTCCTGCGGCGGTTCTGGTAGCGGCATCCAGTGGGTTACCTCTTTGAGATACAGGTCTTCGCCATCACCGTCATCCCAAGTGGGATTGCCATCATTAAACCAGTCGCCATATACGCCGACCTGAGTGTTGGGGATGTTTGGTGGGTAGTTGTTTTTAAAGTCAGCTGCTAACACATAGCATTGTCGCTCTCCCATTTCTGGCATTCGCTCACTACAGCTTATCCAGGCATCCGGAGTTACCGGCACTGGCTGGGCGGTATAAAGCGGTGTTATATCTGCCCGAAAATTACATGCTTTATGCAGCCGCACCCACCGTTCGACTTCTGCTTTGTCAGAATACATACCAGTGAACGTGTTATATTCACGGTCAATTTGCGTGAAGGTTACCTTCCACGCCACCGGCTTTGCCTCAAGCGATGCCAGTGCAATTCGTGCCAGTTCTTCCGCTTCTTCTGCTGGCAGTACAACGTTGCTACCAGGTCCGTATGTTTCGCGCCACTGCTGGATTGTCAGCAGGCGTTCTTTGGTAATAGTGGTCATAGCTATTTCACCTTAATCTCAACATTTCGCAGCTTTAGCTCTACTGGCAGGTCTGACTTTCCGGTTAATGCTAATGCGAGATTTTCTGGAGTAATGAGAGCAGTTATTGTTTTCCCCCTCGCCAGACGAATAATCATTCGTATCTCGCAATCGTCACATGCTCCCGGTCGAACAATTGAGATTTGTCCGTTCATCTCACTCTCCTTTGATGCGAATGCCAGCGGCGCGCTCGGCTTCACTTTGTTCCCAAAACCACTTGTGAAGCGCCATAAGCTTTTCGTCAATCGGTGCATATTTGCGATTAAAGTAGGCCTGAGCATCTTTCTCAGATTCGTCCGGTAATTCGCCAGGGCCAAACAGTGTGTTATAAATCCATGCTAGTCCGCTCTTAGCGTCGCCAGTTGCCTGCCATTCGATAATGGCAGCCTGCATGACCAGAATGTTTTTCCCGATTAACAGGTCCAGTTCTTTGTACCGGTTGCGGATGTATGCATTCTCGCTTTGTAATTTTGCGTTGCGCTTTTCTGAGGCTTCAAGTAACGCCTGCTTATCGCGTAGAGCTTCTTCCAGTTCAGCAACATGGCATTCACTATCAATAAGGTTGTTCTCTGCTGCTTCAAGCTCAACACGCAGCTTCCCAACCGTAAGCGCAATCTCCTCGTTCTCCTGGTCGCGGCGTTTGATGTATTGCTGGTTTCTTTTCCGTTCATCCAGCAGTTCCAGCACGGTAGCCGGGTTAGCCTCTGCTATGAATTCAGCGTTTGCATAAGCCTGAGCATCTGTTTCAACCAGGCAGTTAACGTGACATTCTGCAATCACGCCACCGGGTTCTCCTTTCCATTTTTGACAAACAAAAACTCCTGTTAAATTGCCATGCCGATTAACAGATGTATGCCCTACGATGTAGCTTCCTTTAGTTGCTTTTTCTGCCTTTTCACGCAGTGCCTGATAATTAATTTCGCTCACTTCGAACCTCTCTGTTTACTGATAAGCTCCAGATCCTCCTGGCAACTTGCACAAGTCCGACAACCCTGAACTGCCAGGCATCTTCGTTCATCTATCGGATCGCCACACTCACAACAATGAGTTGCGGATACAGTCTGGTAGTTCAGGCGACGCATTTTTATTGCTGTATTGCGCTGTAATTCTTCAATTTCTGATGCTGAATCAATGATATCTGCCATCTTTCATTAATCCCTGAATTGTTGGTTAATACGCTTGAGGGTGAATGCGAATAATAAAAAAGGAGCCTGTAGCTCCCTGATGATTTTGCTTTTCATGTTCACCGTTCCTTAAAGACGCCGTTTAACATACCGATTGCCAGACTTAAGTGAGTCGGTGTGAATCCCATCAGCGTTACCGTTTCGCGGTGCTTCTTTAGTACGCTACGGCAAATGTCATCGACGTTTTTATCCGGAAACTGCTGTCTGGCTTTTTTGATTTCAGAATTAGCCTGACGGGCAATGCTGCGAAGGGCGTTTTCCTGCTGAGGTGTCATTGAACAAGTCCCATGTCGGCAAGCATAAGCACACAGAATATAAAGCCCGCTGCCAGAAGAATGCATTCAGTGGTTGTCATACCTGGTCTCTCTCATCTGCTTCTGCTTTCGCCACCATCATTTCCAGCTTTTGTGAAAGGGATGCGGCTAACGTATGAAATTCTTCGTCTGTTTCTACTGGTATTGGCACAAACCTGACTCCAATTTGAGCAAGGCTATGTGCCATCTCAATGCTCGTTCTTAACTCAACAGGAGATGCTTTGTGCATACAGCCCCTCGTTTATTATTTATCTCCTCAGCCAGCCGCTGTGCTTTCAGGGGATTTCGGATAACAGAAAGGCCGGGAAATACCCAGCCTCGCTTTGTAACGGAGTAGACGAAAGTGATCGTGCCTACCCGGATATTATCGTGAGGATGCTTCATTGCCATTGCTCCCCAAATGCAAAACCAATTTCAGCCAGTGCCTCGTCCATTTTTTCGATGAACTCCGGCACCATCTCGTCAAAACTCGCCATGTACTTTTCATCCCGCTCAACCACGACATAATGCAGGCCTTCACGCTTCATACGCGGGTCATAGTTGGCAAAGTACCAGGCATCTTTTCGCGTCACCCACATGCTGTACTGCACCTGGGCCATGTAAGCCGACTTTATGGCCTCGAAACCACCGAGCCGGAACTTCATGAAATCCCGGGAGGTAAACGGGCATTTCAGCTCAAGGCCATTGCCGTCACTGCATAAACCATCGGGAGAGCAGGCGGTGCGCATACTTTCGTCGCGATAGATGATCGGGGATTCAGTAACATTTACGCCGGAAGTGAACTCAAACAGGGTTCTGGCGTCGTTCTCGTACTGTTTTCCCCAGGCCAGCGCTTTAGCGTTAACTTCCGGAGCCACACCGGTGCAAACCTCAGCCAGCAGGGTGTGGAAGTAGGATATTTTCATGTCAGGCCACTTCTTTCCTGATCGGGGCTTTGCTATCACGTTGTGAACTTCTGAAGCGGTGATGACGCCGAGCCGTAATTTGTGCCATGCATCATCCCCCTGTTCGACAGCTCTCACGTCGATCCCGGTACGCTGCAGGATAATGTCCGGTGTCATGCTGCCACCTTCTGCTCAGTGGCTTTCTGTTTCAGGAATCCAAGAGCTTTCACTGCTTCGGCCTGTGTCAGTTCTGACGATGCGCGAATGTCGCGGCGAAATATCTGGGAACAGAGCGGCAATAAGTCGTCATCCCATGTTTTATCCAGGGCGATCAGCAGAGTGTTAATCTCCTGCATGGTTTCATCGTTAACCGGAGAGATGTCGCGTTCCGGCTGGCGTTCTGCAGTGTATGCAGTATTTTCGACAATGCGCTCGGCTTCATCCTTGTCATAGATACCAGCAAATCCGAAGGCCAGACGGGCACACTGAATCATGGCTTTATGCCGTAACATCCGTTTGGGATGCGACTGCCACGGTCCGGTGATTTCTCTGCCTTCGCGGGTTTTGAATGGTTCGCGGCGGCATTCATCCATCCATTCGGTAACGCAGATCGGATGATTACGGTCCTTGCGGTAAATCCGGCATGTACAGGATTCATTGTCCTGCTCAAAGTCCATGCCATCAAACTGCTGGTTTTCATTGATGATGCGGGACCAGCCATCAACGCCCACCACCGGAACAATGCCGTTCTGCTTATCAGGGAAGGCGTAAATTTCTTTCGTCCACGGATTAAGGCCGTACTGGTTGGCGACGATCAGCAATGCGATGAACTGCGCATCGCTGGCATCACCTTTAAATGCCGTCTGGCGAAGAGTGGTGATCAGTTCCTGTGGGTCGACAGAATCCATGCCGACACGTTCAGCCAGCTTCCCTGCCAGCGTT